AAGAAATAACAGGGAAAAGGCCGTAAGTGCAATTAAAATAAGAGCAGGAAAATTGACACCGGAAGTAATTGCAGCAGCAGAGGAATATAACAAGATAGCCGACCGTATCAGCGTCATAGAGTGCAATTTTGATACAAATATTTATTCTATTATCGGGTATACAAAGGACTATATGGAAACCTACAAAGTAAAGCCGATTGTTATAGTGGACTACTTGCAGATTATACCGCCGGCGGACCCACGCCAGAGCGACAAAGAAAAAGTTGACAGCATTGTAAGAGGGCTTAAGAAGCTGCAAAGCGAGAATGATTTAGTTGTATTTGTTATCAGCAGCATAAACAGAGCCAATTATTTAACGCCTATTGACTTTGAAAGCTTTAAGGAAAGCGGCGGTATTGAATATACCGCAGACGTTGTATGGGGCTTACAGCTGCAAATACTCAACGACGACCTATTCAACAGCGAGAAGAAAATAAAAGAGAAGCGGGAAAAGGTACGCCAGGCAAAGAAGGCCATACCGCGAGAAATAGAACTTGTATGCTTAAAGAACCGTTACGGCGTTAGCTCTTATTCGTGTGGGTTTAAGTATGATCCGCGCTTTGACTTATTTGAACCGGATAACCTTTATAAAGTTGCCGACGACTTTGACCTTCCCATTAGCAACGGTAAAAGGAAGTGATTAGATGGCCTTAGAAGCGTTAAAGCGTTATGCAATGGAGCAGAACCAGGCAACCCAGGCCGAGATTAATAAATTACTGAAAAACGACGCTCAGAAACGGCTTATAAGCGGCGAAAAAGGCAAGGGTAATATAAAACCATTAGTAAGCAAAGAAAACGTCGCAGATGGCCTTTTAGAGCGTTTAGCGGCGACATATAAAAAACAACAGGAGAACATCAAGAAGTCAGAGCAATTAAGAGCAGAAATTAATAAAAACATACAGGCCGGCGAGCCGGTTTATAAAATATTACTTAAAGCTATTGAATGTATAAGCCTTATGACAGGCGATAGGGTATTTTACGATATGAACAAAAACAACCTTCAAACCATATACGGCATATTAGGAGAACCGGAGGTAATAGCGGTTGAAAGGCAGGACGTGAAACAGAGATTAAAAAGACTTATGGCAGCCTATGAGAAAGAAAAAGACCCAGGAGCAAAGCAGAGAATAAAGGCAGCTATAAAAGCCCATGAAGAAAAAATAAAAACATTAGAGTAATGCAGGGTTACTGCCCTGCATTATTTTTTTTGATTACACAGTAAACATAATAACATACATAAACAGGGTAACCCGGATAATCACAAAATAAACTTGACGTAAACATTAAAATATGTTATAATAGTAAATGGAAAGAACTATAAAAAAGGACGTGAGAAAATGGATATGGGAAAAGGAATTGTAACGACAATTTTTCAAGATAAAGGTTTTGGTTTTATCCGGCAGGACGACGGAACGGAGATATTTTTTCACGCAAACGGGGTATGCGACCCGGAATTTAAGGACTTAAAAGAAGGTTACGAAGTTGAATATATAATCGTTGAGGCACCAAAGGGCAAAAAGGCTATTGGCGTAACAACGGTTTAAGAAACGAGGGGAAAAGATGGCAGGCATATTTGATAGATTGTTCAAACGAACAAAAGAACCGGTAAAGACAGAGAGAGCGGAACTTTTAAGCTCTTCAACGTCAGTATTCACACCCTGGAGCGGTGGCGCATACGACAACGATATTTACCGGGCAGCAGTTGACGCGATAGCCAGGAACGCGGCCAAGCTTAAAGGTACCCATATAATTAAATATGCAGACCGCAACGAAACAGCAAACAATTCTAAAATAAACAGACTGCTACAAGTGCAGCCAAACCCTTATATGAGTGCCTTTGATATGCTCTATAAGATGGTTACGCATTACTTTTTATATAACAATGCCTTTGCTTACCTCCAAAAAGACGAAAAGGGGCAGCTTAAAGGTATTTACCCATTAAGAGCTTTACATGTTGATTTTTTAGCGGACCCAAATAACGAGCTATATTGTAAGTTTTTATTCGCAAATAGCAGGGAGGTTATTTTACCCTATGTGGATATAATCCATTTACGCCGTAACTTCAATAACAACGACCTATTAGGCGACCCTAACACAGCTTTAAGCCCGGCGTTAGAGTTGGCGCATACTCAAAACGAAGGGTACATGAATGGAATTAAGAGCAGCGCAAATATACGCGGCATATTGAAGTTTACGCAGATTATGGCGCCGGAGAAGCTCAAAGAGGAAAAGGAAAGGTTTATTAAAGATTATTTGAGTATTGCCAATGATGGCGGTATTGTCGCCACAGATCAGAAGATGGAATATGTGCCAATAGACATTACACCGGCCATAATCGACGAGAAGCAAATACAGGCTATTAAAACCAAGATATACGACTATTTAGGCGTATCAGAAGCCATTGTAAGCAGCAATTATACAGAAGATGAATGGGCAGCGTTTTATGAAAGCACCCTGGAACCCATAGCGGTACAAATGAGCCTGGAATTTACCAGGAAGATATTTAACGAGAGAGAGCAGGCCTTTGGTAATTCGATAATCTTTGAAAGTGGCCGTCTACAATTCAGCAGTAATGCGACAAAAGTAAACTTGATAGCGCAGCTTATGCCTTATGGGCTTTTAACCATAAACCAGGCTTTAGAGATATTAAACTTACCAGGCGTTAAAGACGGCGACAAGAGATTACAGACATTAAACGTTGTGGACGCATTAAAGGCTAACGAGTATCAGTTAAAGGAGTAAAGGCCTATGGATATAAAAGCAGAGGTTTACCGGTTTATAAAAAACAACGAGGGAACCAGTTATGTAGAGCTTGAAAACCTGTTTACCAGTTTGGGCTTTGACTGGAAAGGCAATTTAGAGATATGCAGCGACGTATGCAGCAACGTAATATTTTGGACAGGCTGGAACAAGGAAGCCATAGAGGTAATAAACAGCTTACAAAGGGAAGGGCTTATATACAAGGAACCAGGAGAACCATTCATATATTACATAGACGGAAAAGCCTTGAATTTACCGTTAGTAAGGACTTATAGAAAGTACAAAACGCCGCATTGGCTACCAGTATTATTTACGGCCAGGCGCAAAAGCCTGGAGCAGATAATAAAAGAGGTAGAACAGGAGGTAAACAGCTATGAAGGAAATTAGGGTTTGTGAAATAAGAGCCGGCGATCCGGCAGGATCCAAAGGCCTTATATTAGAGGGTAGGCCGATTGTTTACGACCAACCCACAAAGATAAACGACCCGGCAGGGGAGTATATCGAAATTATAAGGCGTGGAGCTTTAGACGAGGCGGACATAAGCGACGCAAGGCTATTGTATAACCACGACCTTAACAAAGTACCTTTAGCAAGGACACCCAAAACAATGCAGCTTGTTAAGGATCCGGCAGGCCTTAAGATGGTTGCGACACTACCGGACACAGAAGAAGCCAAAAGCGTTTATACGGCAGTAAAACGCGGGGATTTATCCGGTATGAGCTTTGCTTTTAAGGTACCAGAGGGCGGCGACAGGTACGACGCTGCAACGAATACGCGGGAAATATTCAAGATTGAAAAAATCTATGAAATATCAGTTGTACCCTTCCCGGCGTATCCGCAAACAAGCGTTGAAGCCAGGGCAGCTATGAAGGAGATTAAAGAAGACCCTTTAAGAGCGGCCGCCAAGATTAAAATAAACCAAATTTTAATAAAGGAGATTTGATAACATGAAATTTAAAACTGTTGCGGAAGCATTTAATCATTATATGAATAGCTCTATTCAGGACATTGAGAAAAGAGCAAAGGAAATAAAGAGGGTTGTGGAAACAGACCCTAATGCCGACATTGAGAGCCTTAATATCGAGCTTGAAGGCCTAAAACAGGCTAAATATAATATTGAGCAGAGAAGCCAGAAGCCGGCACAGCAGTTTAACCCTATTACCGGCGCGAGCTTTGAAACCGGGGCAAGCTATGAAGCCAGAGAGGGCGACGTATTCGCAAGCCCGGAGTATAGAAGCGCATTTTTCAAAAGCCTTTTAGGGCAGCAGCTTACAGCCGTTGAGGACGCAGCCTTTAAGCGTGCTATGGACATTGTAAAGGCCGAAAGAAGGGCAGACGCATTTAATACCGTAACAAGCGCAGCCGCAGTATTGCCAACGACTACCTTAAACGAAGTAATTAAAAAGGCGCGTACTATGGGCGGCCTATTGCCGGTATGTAGAGGGTTTAACCTACCCACAAACATTAGCGTACCTGTAGGTACACCGGCCACTAAAGCAAGTTGGCATACAGAAGGCCAGGCCGTTGAAAGTGAAAAGAATACAGTTGCAGCCGTATCCTTTAGCGGCCATGAGATTCTTAAGGTATTCTCTATTAGCGCAGCAGCAAAGAAAATGAGCATTGCAGCCTTTGAGAGCTATATCATTGACGAGCTTAACGCTTGTGTAATGGAATGTATTGCCGACGCTTTGGTAAACGGTACCGGAGAAGGACAGGGAACAGGTTTAGAAACCATTACCTGGACAGCAGGAACAAACGCCGTTGAATATGCCAACGGATCCACGCCGGACTATGCCGACTTTGTGGCAACAATGGCATTGCTTAAGAGAGGTTACAGCCAGGGCGCAAAATGGGCTATGAATAATGCAACCCTTTACACTCACGTTTACGGCATTGTGGACAATAACGGTAGGCCTATCTTCATAGCGGATCCGAAGAATGAAAGCATTGGCTACATTTTAGGCCGCGAGGTTGTAATTGATGATAACATTGCCGACGGTGATATTTACCTGGGGAACTTTAATTACATGGGCTATAACCTTGCAGAAGGCATTGTAATTGAAGTATCCAGAGAAAGCAGCTTTAGAAGCGGCTTGATTGACTACAGAGCTTTGGCAATAGCCGATTGTAAGCCTATAGTTACAGAGGCCTTTGTAAAGCTACAAGAAGCAGAAGCAGAAGCAGAAGCTTAATAAGGCCTATTGATTGGGTAGGGGGTATTGGGGTTATTCCAATACCCTTTACTTTAATAAAGGAGTGATAGCATGACATTAGGATTAGAAGAAGCCAGAGAGTATTTAAGGATAGACGGCACAGACAACGACGAGATTATATTATCTTTACTGGAAGCCATACCGGGATATATTGAAGTTACTACAGGTATGACACCGCAGCAGCAACAGGCCGAGCCATTAGCAAAGACAGTCAGCAAGTTTATATTAAAGCTATGGTATAACGCAGAGCAGACGGACAGCGAAAAGCTGCAGCGAACCATTGACGGCTTACTTAAGGCATTAACTGTAATGGCGAGGACAGGAGCGTAAGCCATGAAGGACTATGCCAGAAGCTTTTATAAAAGCAGAGCATGGAAGAAAACACAAGCAGCTTACATGAGCAGTAAGAATTATATATGTGAACGTTGTGGGGATATGGCAAAGGTAGTACACCATAAGACGTATATAACACCAGAGAACATTAACGACCCTAACATTACTTTAAGTTGGAGCAACCTTGAAGCATTATGCCAGGATTGCCATAACAAAGAACACAGCAGCGCAGAAGTTTGCGCAGAGGGATTGAGCTTTAACAGCAAAGGAGAATTAGTTTATACCCCCGGTAAGAGAAACGACAACGACGGCCGGGGGACCGGCGCGGGGACCTCTTAAAACCCCTCCATGAGTTTTCATATAAAGGGAGGGTAAACAGGCTGTAAAAAACTAGTAATAAGTTAGTAATAAAGGTGGTGATATTCATGGATATAGACAAAGATAAAGAACAATCCAAGCTTAAAAGGCAATTTAACAAAATATTGAAACAGATACCAGAGGATAAAAAACCTATAGCAAAGAGCTTAATAAAAGAGCTTACCTTCATGGCCTTAACCCTGGACGACCTTAAGGAACAGATAAAAGAAGGCGGCACCGTCGAGCTATTCAAACAGGGCAAGCAAGAATTTTTAAGGGAAAGCCCCGCACTAAAGGCCTATAACACCACAGTGCAGCGTTACAGCACGCTTTATAAGCAACTTACCGACCTATTACCCAAGGCAGCCCAGGACGCACAAGAAAACGCCTTATATGAGTTTATAAAGGGTGATTAAGGCGGTGATATGATGAACTATATAGAACAATATTACAATGAAATCAACAAAGGCCGTTGTATTGTTTCAGCAAGGGTAAAGAAGCAGTACGAGAAGCTTGTTGATGATATAAAGAACCCAAAGGGCGGGTATATATTCGACGAGAACCGCGCAACCAAGCCTATACGCTTTATAGAGCAATTTTGTAAGCACTCTAAAGGCGAATGGGCGGGAAAGCCGGTTAAACTGGAACTATTCCAGAAGGCTTATATATCCGCCTTGTTTGGTTTTATCCATGTGGAAACAGGGTTAAGGAAGTACCGGGAAACCTTATTCATGGTTGGGCGCAAGAACGGGAAATCGACCATGTTAGCCGGTATTGCTCTTTATATGATGATTGCAGATAACGAACCAGGCAGCGAGGTATACAGTACAGCGACCAAGAAAGACCAGGCGCGCATTATCTTTGATGAAACCCATAACATGATTAAGCAAAGCCCGGACATTAGCAAGTATATAAAAAAGCGTAAGAGTGATTTATATTTCCCAATGACTATGAGCAAGTTTCAACCTTTGGGCAAGAACAGCGACACCCTGGACGGCCTTAACGCTCATTGCGTTATTATGGACGAGCTGCACAGCGTAAAAGACCGTAACCTTTACGAAGTTATGAAACAGAGCCAAAGCGCAAGACGGCAGCCACTATTGATTATGATAACGACAGCCGGAACCGTTAGGGAGTGTATCTTTGATGATATATACGCCTATGCTTGCAACATAGTTGATGGAAATTTTAACGATGATACATTTTTACCTATAATCTATGAACTGGACAGCCGGGAGGAATGGCAGGACCCGCAGGCATGGGAGAAGGCCAATCCAGGTTTAGGCACCATTAAGAAGCTTGACGACCTTATAAACAAGGTTGAGAGAGCCAAGAACGACCCCAAGAGTTTAAGCGGCTTATTGGTAAAAGACTTTAACATTAGAGATACCGTTAGTACAGCCTGGTTAAGCTTTGACGACATTAACAATGAAAAAACCTTTGACATTGCCAGGTTTAAGAATTGCTATGCTATAGGCGGCGCAGACCTTAGTATTACCACAGACTTAACTTGTGCAACGCTCTTAATGATGGACAAGGAAACAGAGGAACGCTTTGTTCATCAAATGTATTGGTTGCCGCGTGATAACTTTGAACAGCGCGTACAGGTTGAAAAAATACCTTATGATAAATGGTATGAGCAAGGCCTACTAAGGCTTTGTAATGGCAATACAATCAATTACGGCGACGTTACAGCCTGGTTTTTAGAGATGGTTAATGATTACGGTATAACCCCTTTGTGGGTTTATTATGACAGCTACAGCGCAAAGTATTGGGTTGAGGAAATGGAGAATTACGGCTTTAACATGGTACGCTGCATACAGGGAGCCAAGACTTTAAGCTTACCTATGCAGATGTTAGGCGCGGATCTGCAAGCCAAGAAGATAAATTATAACAACAACCCTATTCTTAAATGGTGCCTTACCAACACCGGCATACAGACCGACAGAAACGGCAATATAGTACCCATTAAGGCGCAGAGCGCAAAACAGCGCATAGATGGCACTTCAAGCCTTTTAAACGCCTATGTGGGCTTATATGAGCATTACAACGAGTTTCTAAACGCTTTATAAAGGAGTGAGAACATGGCCAAGGGAAACGTGCTTAAGGACAAGAAAATAACCATTTACAAGAAGGTTATGACTGAAGATGAATGGGGTAACCAAAGAGTCAGTTATCAGCCTATACACCCAGGTAAACTATGGGCGTATGTAAGGCAGCTATCAGCTACAGAATACTTTGCAGCTGCCGCAGTACAGAACAAAGAAGAAATGCTCTTTACCGTTAATTGGCGGCCAGATATAACCCCGCAAATGTATATTGAGTATAAAGGCGTTTGGTACGATATAAAGCGCGTTGATACCTTTGAGGGGTACAAGGAGAATTTACACCTTTACGCAAGCCAAACATCAGAGCCACCAGATCCAGACGACATAATACCTTATGAGGGATAAGCCCACAGTTGGTATATGACCCTATGCCGCATGGTATGGGGTTTTTCTCTTTTATTCTCCTTTTATGTTTACAGTGTTTATTTATTTTTCAAAGTTTACTTGACAAACTGAATAAACCTATGGTAATATGTTAGTAACGACAAGTAAACATTAAAATATGAAAGGGGAAAGAACATTGAAGAAGCAAGCCATTGAAACAGCAAAAGCCTTAAGGGAGCAGTTAGGCGGTACAATCTTTGCATTTCCTATTGAACCAGATAACCCGTTTTCTACATATGCCGTTGTTGTGTACGGCGGCGGTGAATATTTTGTCTATCCTGAAGCTACAGATGTATCAGAAGCCGCAACAGGGGTATTAACTATATTGGAAGAATTTAAGAAGGCAGGCCTGGCAAAGAGCTATGAAGAAGATGTACGCATGATAATCTATCAGCCCCAATTGGACGCACCAAGCGTAGTAATGAGAAGATTAAAACGAGGGTACTAAAGACAAAAGGCGGCGGGGTAAAAGCCTTGACCGCCTTATATTCCCTTATATTTATATTGACATGAAACAGTAATAATAGTATAATGTTACTAAAGTAAACATTAAATAAAGGAGGGCAAAACATGGCCAAGGTTATAGCAATAGCAAACCAAAAGGGCGGCGTAGGTAAGACCACAACAGCCCATAATGTGGCCGCGTCAATGACCTACAAAGATTATAAGGTTTTAATGGTTGACCTGGACCCGCAAGGGAATTTAACTTTTATTGCCGGCGCAGATAACGTAAATAAACCCACAGTTTACGAATTATTAAGCGGTAAGGCGGCCATTGAAGAAACCTTACAAGAAACCAAGAGTGGCGACATTATACCGGCTAACATTCTTTTAAGCGGCGCAGATATGGAAATAACGCGGCCGGAGCTATTAAGAAGTAAGCTGGAAGCCATTAAAAACAGCTATGATTACGTTTTAATTGATACCCCACCATCATTAGGGATATTGACCATAAACGCCTTAACAGCCGCCGACAGCGTTATTATTCCAATGTCAGCCGACGTATTGAGCTTACAAGGTTTAAGCCAATTATATAATACCATAGAAGCGGTAAGGCAACATAGTAACCCAGGCCTGGAGATTGAAGGACTTTTATTTACCCAGCACAACCCCAGAACCCTTTTATCAAAGGAATTTGTTAAGACCATTAAAGGCGTTGCAAAGCGAATGAATACTAAAGTATTTCAAACAACTATAAAGGCAAGTGTGGCCACAAGGGAAGCCCAGGCCAGCCAAACAGATATTATTACCTATTCGCCAGTTTCGCCAACGGCAGAGGGTTATAACTCTTTAACAGTTGAAATTATTAAGGGAGGTAGTAAAGCATGAGCAAGAAGAAAATAGAAGGCTTAGGCAGCCAGGCAGTAAGCAAGTTTTTTGAACAGCCGGAAGGTTTACCGGAGATTGAAAGAACCAAGGTAGGAAGGCCGCGCACTATATACCGAGAGTACGAAAAGAGCAGCCAGGAAGGGTTAAGGGACGGTTTTACAAGAGCAACCTTTATTGTAAGGGAGGACTTATTAAAAAAACTCAAAGATTACGCCTATACCGAAAGAAAGACCCTAAAAGATACGGTCAATAAAATGTTAGCCGAGTTTTTAGAGGGCAAAGAGGTTATAGAAAGGGAGGATAAACAATGATCCAAATAGGCGATATAAAAGCTTACGACGTACAGGAAATAGCCAAGCTTTTCGATATGACCCCACAGAGTATAAGGAAGTTTATTCGGGAAGGCCGCATAAAAGGCCGCAAGGTTGGTACACGTTGGTATGTTACAGAAGAAGCCATAAGAGATTACTTGATGGGCGTCGATAATGACGACGAAAATAAATAAAAGATTACTATGTAAACCCTGTTTACTATGTTTACTTTGTTTATGTGGTAATATAGGTTTACATAGTTTACTATGTTTAATAAAGGAGTGAATAAGATGCCTTTACAAGAGAAAATAGAACCCTGGATCACAGATGAATATGCCAAAGAAATAGAAGCCAGAATAGATGAACGTATTGCAGCAGGATTGGACCCCTGGCACCCCTGGACCGAAGATAAAGCGGAAAAATTCCGTCAAGAAGCAAGAGAAAGAGCCATCCAGTTTAGGCGGGAAACCTTGAAGAAGATTGAGGAATTAGGCCCGGAGGGTTTTGTTATACAGACTATTGCGGAACTGAAAGCAAAGATTTTTGAGCTGCAGAACCCTACACCGGAAGATTTATATAAATACACCGACGCTTATTTTCGGGACCATATCCAAATGCACGAAGAAAGTTTAATGTTTTATGAAAGCTTGCTTAAGGACAAGGAGAAGCTTAAAAAGACCTTTGAAGGATACGCCGAAAAGCTTAAGCAGCTGGAGCGAGAAAACACCAGCCCGGAAGCCGTAGTAAACACCATTTACCCAGTAAACTTTTTAGCACCAACAGACAAAGTAAGCAACCTTGCTTTTAGCAACGAGCTTACAGGGAGCCATATTCAACAGTTAGCAATGGAACGCAGGGGAAGTAAAAAGCAGATAACAACCCTTGCAAGCATAAACTTTGATAATCTTAACGGATCCGTACAAATAAAAGGCCGCAAAGAGCTTACGGCTTATGATAGAGAAGTACACGACGCCATTATTACCCTTTACGTTGATGGCGGCAACGAGTACATAACCCCACAAATGATATACCAGGTTATGACCGGGAACCCGGACGCCTACCTTAACCCAAAACAGGCCGAAGCTATAAGCGACAGTATAACCAAATGTATGTATAGCAGGCTTATTATAGACGCCAGCGAGGAAGCTAAAGCATACGGCTTTGACAGTTTTAAGTATGACGGAAGCCTTATAAGCGGGGAGCGGGTAAAGGCGTCATTAAATGGTACAGTTGTGGAGTGTTTAAGGATACTGAGAACGCCGGTTTTATATGAGTATGCTAACAAAAAAAACCAGATAGGACGCTTTGACATTAAGCTGCTCAATACACCCATCAATAAGACCGAGGAAATTATAACGCTGCAGGGCTATCTTTACCGCCGGATCCTTTCCATGAAGAACAACAGCAATTTAAGCAAGACCATTGTTTATGACACCGTTTATAATCAACTGGATATTAAGGCAGCCAGCGACGGAGCTTTAAGAAAGAAAAAAGCTAAAGTGCGCAGCCAAGTAAAAAAGATTTTAGACTACTGGAAGCAGGAACAATTTATAGCCGGTTATGTAGAAAACAAACGTGGCCAAGTTATCTATAGTGTTACCATCAGACCATAACCCAGGGGCATAAAGTGGTAACGGTAGGGGCATAAAGTGGTAACGGTAGGGGCATAAAGTGGTAACGGTAGGGGCATAAAGTGGTAACATTGAAAAGGGTAAAAAATACCGATAAACCCAGGCGGGACAAGCCTTCCAGGGTTTAGCAAAAAACTGTATAAGCTTTATAGGCTATATAAGCTTTATAGGGGCATTGGCGGCCGGCTTGACGCCGCCGCCATGCCTTAATATTATGGGCTTAAAGAATAAGAAATATACCCCATGTGGGAACAAAAAGAGGAGTGAAAGAACATGGAGCAATACAAGAATATTCCGGAGAGCTTGAAGAAACTTAATCAATGGGTATGCTTTAAGTTGGAATACAACAAGAAAAAAGGCAAGTATGACAAGATACCGAAAGACCCAAAGACCGGCTATAATGCAAAAGCAAACGACCCGGCAACCTGGAGCGATTACCAAACGGCGGTTAATGCCGTCAGTAAATACGGCTTTGATGGCATAGGCATTGAGTTTGCAAATGGGATCTTTGGGGTGGACCTGGACAACGTTGTAAAAGATGGCAAACTTACACCGGAAGCCCAGGACATTATAAAGACTTTAGACAGTTACACAGAATACAGCCCAAGCGGTACCGGCGTACATATACTTTGCAAAGGTACCATACCGCCAAAGGACAGGCGCAAGGGAAACGTTGAAATGTATTCAGAAGGGCGGTTTTTTACAGTAACCGGGAACGTATTAGGGGAGCCTAAAGACATTCAAGAGAGAACAGCACAGGCCGCCATTGTTCACGCAAAGTATTTGAAAAGAGAAGAACAAAAGCCAACCAATCAGCAGCCGACAGACCTTGACTTATCAGACAGTGAACTTATAAATAAGGCCATGAGCGCAAAGAACGGCCATATATTCCGGGCGTTATGGAATGGAGATATAAGCGGCTATCCTTCACAATCGGAAGCAGATTTAGCTTTATGTAACTTATTAGCCTACTGGACAAACGGCAACGCTTACCGCATGGACGCATTATTTAGGCAATCAGCATTATATAGGCCAAAATGGGATGAAAGACATGGAGCCGATACATACGGCAAAATGACAATAAAAAAGGCCTTAAATGATTTTACACCATACAAAAGAACAGCCCCAGGCGCAGCAACGCCGGGAGCCGTCAAAAATAATAACTCAAATACATTATACCAGAGCGGCCAGGATCCGCAAACGGTATTAAAAGAAAATTTAGTAAGCCATTATCTAGAAGATATATTCATAAAGGATATTGACAAATTTAAGAGCTATAAAGACCGTAAAACAGGGTTTAGTAATTTGGACGAATTAACCGGCGGCCTATATCCAGGCTTATATGTTGTGGGAGCAATAAGCAGTTTAGGCAAAACGACCTTTGTTCATCAGATAGGCGACCAATTAGCAGAGCAGGGCGACCATGTATTATTTTTCAGCCTGGAACAGAGCCGGCTTGAAATGGTTACAAAGAGCTTAAGCCGTATTACGGCAAGAAATAACAGGGAAAAGGCCGTAAGTGCAATTAAAATAAGAGCAGGAAAATTGACACCGGAAGTAATTGCAGCAGCAGAGGAATATAACAAGATAGCCGACCGTATCAGCGTCATAGAGTGCAAT